ATTCCATTTCAAATCCTTTTAAAGCTACTGGATTGTTTGTTGTTGCATCTAATATTTTTGTTGCTACTGTAAATCCACCACCCTCTACAGATTGTCTTATTAAACTTGAACCTGTTGAGCCATATATTGCTGTACCATATTGTGAATCTGATAAACCATACTCAGCTATGTTACCTGTTCTTGCTAATGTATATGCAGATGGTTGTGGTACTTCATCATCTCCAAAATCATATATTAATAAAAAGCTAGATGCGATTGTTCCAGATGGGTCTATATTCCATAATACCCTTTGAAAATTTTTTCTTAGTCCTGGGTCTCCCATTGTCATATCTGGAGAACGATAAATACCACTTATACTGTCTGTAGAACTAGCTCTAGTAAATACATTGCCAGATTCTTGCACATAAATAAATCCATCATATCCACCATTTATAATTGTTTCAGACCCAGATATAAATCCAGAATCACATGCAGATACTTTTAATCCTTTCATATCAGCATACTCAAATCCTAATTGCTCTGTGTTTGGATTTGCTTTAATTACTGCTAATAACCCTTGTGCCGCATTTTCTGTTTGTGCAGTCCCAGTGGGAAAGAATAATCTGTATTGTGATTTACTTCTTATTACCAAAGAATTAATATTATGTGTGGTTATAGTATTAATTCTTTGTTGTATTTGTTTTGATACAGTTCCTAATTCTACGTCACCAATTCTTTCTGTACCTGCAATAGTTCTTAAACCATCTGGTGCTAAAAATATAACGTCACCTGCAAGTTCCTGTATACTTCTACCATCTATGCATCCTATCTTTCTAGTTACTGCAGTTACAACAAAATCACTTCTTGATGTTCCAGATATTTTAAATATTTTATCTTGGCCAAATACAAATAAATCATCACGGAAAACTTTAAGTCCTACTATCTCTGTATCTACTTTTATTGTTCCACCACCATTACCAGTAGTAAAATCATTAGTTTCAAATGGCCCCATAAAACTAAGTTCTTGTACATTAGAACTATGCCCTGCAAAGAATATGTGATTTTTAAATACTTCTACAAATTTAAAATTAGATGTACCAGTAGCATTTACTACACTTGTACTAAAAGAAGTATTTAGTATTTGTGGATTTGATGTTCCTGTTGTAATAATAATTTTATCAGTGCCATCAAAGTTAAATAATCTATGTTCGTAGTTTTGTGTTGGTGTACCTAAACCTGTTATTGTAGATGTCCAACTACCAGAACCAGAACTAGCTCTATGTATACTACCGCCTCTACCTGCTAAAACTACATCATTAAATATAGCAGTAAATACAACTCTTTCTGTAGATGCAGAAACTTGTGGGCAAATATTACTATTATATTTAGTAGTCCCTAAAACTTTTTTATAACCACCTTCAATGTCTGGTTCAAAGTTTACTAATTGTAATGCTTCTCCTGGTGACATAGAAAACACATCTTTGTTTAGTGTTAATCCTCCACCCAGACTTACAACAGCAGGTCTTAGTTGTGAAGTATCTGGCATTAGTAAGTAAATACAGGATTAGTTACTGCACCCCTAGACGACATTTCTACATTAACTCTTGTATCTTTCATGTAGTCTTGTCTATTCAAAGATTCTATTCTAATTCTTTTTACTCCATCTTCATATTCTGCATTTGCAATATTTGCTGATGGTATGTCAGACCTTAATTTATATGCATAATATTTTGCTCTGTTTACAATGGTATCAGCATAAATATCTGGTAAATCTAAAGTATCTGTAGCTGATGATAATTCTGTGTGTGATTTATAATATTGATAATTTACTTGATATGTATCTCTATCTGGAATAGGGCTAATACCAAAACCTAAATTATCATTTGTTCTATATACAGATTGTGGTTTTGCATAGTGGTCACTACTATTTACTTTATCTCTATGTATAATACCTTGTAAATAATTTTCATAAGTTACATACTGTAATTTAGTTGGTATAATGTCAGACTCTGATACTCTAACAAAATCAACTAACATATTAGTTGCAGTTGTTGGATTATTTAAAGTTATAACTGTAGATTGAGATGTTGCTACAAATGTTTCATCTAATATTTTACCTTGTCCAAAATCTGATACTGTTAGTGTTGCATTTAGATTAGTAGTATCTTCTGCAGATGTTCCCACTTGTATTTTAAATGCTTGTCCTGTTCCAACAGAATCCAAAGCTCTAACTTGTATTCTATATGTTTTGTTTACGACAGTTGATATAGTTTGATGTGCCGCAAAATCATTTAATAATAATCTACCATTACCTGTAGAACTATATGATGCAGAGCCAGACCCTGCTATCGTAGTCCAGTTATTTATATTAGATGTAAACTCTCCGTTAGTTACTAACTCTTTTGGTATTAAATAAAAAGAATCAAAGTCCGCTTTTCTAAATGCAGTTGGAAAAGTATATTCTTGTTGTCCAGAATTTACATCTTGTGTTGTGCTAGTATACAACCAAGGCCATTCTACTTCTGCTGTGTATAAATCATTAACAGCTTTGTTAACAAAAGTTTTTACTGCAGTTTGTATTCCTCTACTAGAACTAAAAGTAGATGAGGTTAACTCAACTTCGTTTAGCTCTTGTAAAACATTATTTACTAATGTTAGATATGTTTTTGTCCCTGCCATTTTCTATAGTGCCCCTTAATATTATAGTCTCTAACTGTCTTATCTTTAATTTTAAATCTTCTATTTTTTTTGAACAAGCACATGCAGGTTCTGCAACTGTATCTATTACATGTTGCTGACCAGAACTAGCTTTTGTTCGTTTTCGTAAATCATGTACTGCCATATTATATTCCTAATTGTATTTGGTTAAATCCCTCTATAGGATATGCATCAACTTCAAAACATATTGAATTAAAGTGTGCATCATAATCTCCTTGGCTGTCAGCATAGGCCTTAAATTCTTCAACATACATTTCTGTAGATGTTAAACATGTGTCCATATCTGGATACAAATATCCTTGATACTTCACCGATGGCCAATTAGGCATCGAGGTAATTATTATTGCCATTGCTACTTTTATCATATTATTTTTTAAAAGGGGGCACTATGGCCCCCATTATTATTATACTGAAGTGTCGTGTTGTGAATCTGTATTTCTGTCAGTTTCATCAACTCCAGAAATATCACACATTACAGCCCATACACGGATTTTACCCGCAGTGGAGTCTGCACTTAACACTAGTACGTCTAGAGTATCTGCCGCCGCCGAAATATGTCTAGCAGTTGCGGTTAGTGTTGCATAACCAGTTGCGTTTGTGTCTCCATCTACATAGATGTCAACATCACCACCAGTAATACCTAAGTCTAATGTTACACTAGAAGATAATGCAGTCAATACTTCGATACCTGCTTCCATTACTAAAGTTTCTGCAGGAATATCTAATGCTTGAATTACATCATTCTGTGCCGCACCACTATCACCATTGATAGCAGATATGTCTATTGTATTCTCAACAAGATAAGGTCTTCTACCTCTTGTTGGATGACCAGTCGTTCCGCCTGGCCCAGTTACATTATATGTTGCCATTTAGTCCTCCTAATCTATTTTTATATGTTCAGCAACTAGAGCAGTATCTCTCAATACTTTTCTACCAAACACATGCAAACCTCTTACGACATCAGAGAATGAATCAGTGTCTCTAATAACTTCGATTTTTGCAATATGGTTAGCTGTTGCAGTGGATGACATATGTCCAGATAATACTTTAAAGAAGTTCGAAGTTGAACTTGCCGCAAAGTTATTGGTCATATATAATTCCATGTTCATTACTTTACCCTCGTAAACTTTACCATTTCTTAATGGTGCCGCATTACCAGTGGTATCGCTCATTAATTTTGAACTAGCTTGTCCCATTTGTTCATAAAATTCTGGTGAACCCAAGAACCATCTATTTTCTTCTGGTACATCTTGAAGATTTAATAGTCTTGCGTGTTTAGAAATTATGTCTACTGGGTCTGTTTCACTAGAATCAAATCCTGTATCAACTCCAGAACCATCAGAACCAATTACATGGTCTGGTGAGCTACTGCTAGGCCCTGCAAACATTGCCGCAATGATGTTTTGGTCGTATGCGTTTTTTAGAGCATATGCACCAGAAGAAGTAGACACAGTCTCAAAGTTAATGTGAGAATGTCTTTCTTCGATGTCATCTACTTTAAAAGCAAATGCGTTTGCTTGGTCTACTGTCAGTTGCAGTTGGTCGTCTACAATTTCTTGTATATTCACTACTGCACCTCTAGTATATGAGCTAACAGAAACTACAGGTTCCTTGATGATATTTACTGTATCGCCAAAATTTTCAATTTCGCCTGCGTAGTCAGTGTTTGTAATTGCTTCTGCTACGGATGCTGTTCTGAAAAACTTTTGGACTTTTTGACTATAAATAATCGGACTAAAGTTACCATTAGGCAAATTATTATAGTTTGACGTTTTTGTAAATGCCATTTTAGTCTCCTAAAAGTTTGTTGTTAAAACACTCAAGCTAACCTTGTACTACTCTACCTTCTTTACGAGCAAGGTCTATTTCCTTCTCATACTTATCAAACTCAAAAGGTTTCATCTTTTGTATCTCAGATAACTTCCAAGTTTTCTTTTCAGTTTTCTGGTCTCCAGATTTAGTCTTTGTTACAGCTTTAGCCGCATCATCTTTCTTAGATTTCGGTGCAGGTTTGTCTGTCATACCTCTATCCATCTTATACAAATCTATTGCTCGTATAACTAGTTTAGAATTATCAACATTATCGTATAGCCAACTTTGAATTGTACTATCCTGCGTTGAAGCCCAATCGTGAAAGTCTTGTGACTCTCTTAGTGCAGAAAAATCTGGATGTGCTCTAGCTAACTCTACTTCTGCTTTCTGACGTAAAACTTCTGCTTGACGTTTTTCAAGTTCAGTAAGTTTGCTATTTACTTCTTTAGATTTTTCATCTGCTTGTTCATATGCTATTTGTTTAACAGCATCATAAACATCTGGATATTCTTTTCTCCATGCATCTAATTCTTCTTTAGACTTTGGAGGAACATATCTTTTCGATGCGTCTTCTACTTGTTTTTTAAGTTTAAGGATTTCATCCTTGTTCTTATTTAAGGTAGAATCGTAATGACGTTTTAAGTCGTCATAGCGTTTCTTATATACTTTATCTTCAACAGTTTCAGTGCGTTCTTCTGGAGTAGCCTCCGCAGAGGTGTCCTTTTGTTCGGTAGCTGTTTCTGTCTCATCCTCTACCTTATCCATCAAATTTCTGTTTGGATTTTTATAAGGTGTTGGATTTAAATCCTCTTCTACTTTTGTTTCCTCAATAGCTTCGGATTGTTTTTCTTCTTCCATTTTATCTCCTATGGGTGCTGTTGGAAGAACAGGTCGCCCTATTCCCAGTGGGAATTATACTTGTGCAGGGGCTGTCTCTTGGACAGGTGGCCTGTTCATCATCATACCTTCTCCTTGTGCCACCATCGGCTCTGGAGCAGGTGCTGATTCTTGATTTGGCATTTCCACAGTTAATATTTCTAAGAAATCATTTACTGCAGGGCCAAAAACTTTTGTAACTACTTGTGTAAATTCTGGTGTTATAGCATTAGCTAAAATACTTTTTTCTTCTGGTGCTAGTTGTTCAACTCTTTGCATTAATATTTCTCTACCTTTAGCAAGTAAATCCTCTTGAGGACTTTGTTGCATTGGTTGCATAGGTTGATTGCCTCCCATATCGGAGACATTTTCTGGAGGAGGAGTCATAACTCCACCACCCATTTGTTGATTCATCATTTCTTCTGCCATAATAATAACCCCTTAATAAAAAATTGAATATTTCTAAAAATAAATATGCTAAAATTTTTTATATTTTTTTTTCTTCCTGTAGCATAATCTATGTAGTCTTTAAATTCTTTGTAGTATTCTTTTGCTCTTCCTTGCTCAATAACTTTATTTCCATAGTGCCTGTAGCCTGTTCGTATACACTCCCCCCACCAAGTGTTATGTAAATTTTTTACGCACCATTTTACAGCAACATTTTTTTCTTTAGGGGTAAAGTATCCATTTTCTACTGCGTGTGTTGCAACTACACATCCTTTCTTTTTATCTTTACTACTACTGTCAGATGAACCACTACCAGTTCCAGATGCCGCTTCATAATTTGCTTGTGTATAATCTGGGTCGGAATCATCTTTTCTTGCCTCTTCCATTCTTTTGTCTCTTTCATGGTCTTTTTTATCATTTGAATTATCTGGTGCCGCATTATCTACAACATTACCATTGCCACCATTATCAACTACGTCTCTATTTTCTTTTACTACGTTACCTTTATAATATGCTTTACCATCTCGTATTTCTACAACACTACTATCTAATTTATATTTACCCCCTACGAAATCTTTTGCGTTGGGGTCATATAAATTTTTTAATGAGCCATCTGGATTAGTCATTCTATCTAAAAGTTTTTGAGGTATGTAACCTGCATTTGCCGCTTCTGCCGCTTCAGATGCTGAACCTCCTCTAACTTTATCTGCTATTCCGTCACCATTATCATCAGCAACATACTGTCCTTGAGAATTATAAAATCCTGCATTAGAATCTAAATATACTTTTTCACCATTTGTAGAATCTCCAGATAATCCCATAACTGGTTGTGCTTCACTAATACCTGCATCAACAAATTGATAATTTACACCATTAACTGTTGTTCTTTTTATTTTAGCTTGTTTTAAACCATCTATAAACCTTACTGTGGGTTCAACAAAAACATTTGCAGTATCACCAAATCCTCTTATGCCTACTTGCCCCATACTTTGAGCGGCTTCTAATCTATTAGCTTGCTCTGTTTTTAATTTTTCTAACTCTTCTAATAATCCTGGAGTAATAGTTTTAAATCCTGGCCCATCTGGGTTAGCGTCACTTTTACCTCTTGGGTCATAGATAGTTTCTGAAGAATCGCCAGTTGCAATTTTATTATTTAAATCTTTTATTTGTGCTTCTAATTTTTCTACTTCTTGCAAATCTAAATATCTTGCATCAGCTATATCTGGCCCTGGCCCAAATTTTTGTTCAAATCTATTTGTATAAAATCCAGTTTTATTAAAAATATCTTGTTGCTCATTTATAGAATCAATTTGAGATTGTAGCAATTTAATCAAAGATTTGTTATCTTCTTGGCTTTCTCCTTTAGAAGTTCCAAAATATTCTCTTACACTTTGTGCTCTTACGTCTTCTGGGTCTCCCCTAACATCAAAAGGTTCTCTTTGACGATTAATAATATCTACGGGTTGTTCTGCACTTGTTAAACCATTCATTGGTGTATCTTCATCTTTAAATAATTTAATTAATCTTCCAACATCATTAGATTTAAAATTACCTTTATCATCAATGTAATTATTAGCATCACCAAAAAGAATGTTTGCATCTACTAATCTTTTTACTAACGCCTTTCTAGACATTTTACCAAGAGTAGCATCTAACATTGCCGCTCCTGCTTTTATTGGTAGAGTAGCGGTGGCACCAAGTTCCGCCATTATACCCTCTTTCTTTTCTGGCTCTGTTACAAAGTATGGATTATTTTCTTGAGATAACATTTGATTTAATGCACCTGTTTCTATCGCATATTGTAATACTTGTGCATCTGACATATTGTTTAATCCACCAGGCATAGATTGATACTTAACTCTGTAGTTTGATTGTGGTACAATAGATTTTTTTGTTACACCATCTGTATCAACAAATGTATTCTTTGGTTTAAATACTTTCTCTCTTTCTATTTGTTCTTGTGCAACGTCAGTGCCTCTGGTCTCTGGTTCTGTAACAATAGGAGTTACAGGTTCAGTTGGAGTTTCAACTGGTGGTTCTACAGGCGGTGTAGGTGTAGGAGTTACTACTGGAGGGACAGGTGTATAATCTGGTGCTCCACCTATTGGTATAGTTTTAAAAGTTTTACCTTCTGGTGTATACTCTGGCGTAACATCTCTTATGCCAGGAAATACAGGAGTTATATCTTCTGTAACTTTTTCTTTTTCCCATCTACCTGTTTCTGGATTGTATTTTAATTTAAAATACTCAGATTGCATTACCCCTGTTCCGCTTACTGCGGTTTCTAATGCTTCTGCTGTTTTAGTTGTTTCTACCATTTCTATTCAGTTGCTCCCGTAGGGCCAG